TAATTATCCATTTTGTAGAATTATATTTATGAAAAGAATAGATTTAATTAAAAAAATAACTTTGAAATTTGGAGGAGCCAATAGCTCTTGGTATGCAAAACTTAACGGCAATAGGAAGGTTGATATAAAAACCGCATTAAAACTAAAAGATGAATTTAATATTCCATTAGAAGCATGGGGAGATTCTGAAATTTTGAGTAAAACAATGAATGAAATTATAAACATACCTAAGCGTGGGAGAAAAAGAAAGGATAGAGAATGAAAGTGATTGAATTAAAAGTTAAGATGCCTGATGAGTATTTTGAACTTTTGCAAAGTGTGGCAAATGATGGCGGATTTAATAGTATTAATGAGCTTATTGTGGATAAGATTGCTCATTTTATAAAACTTGAAAAATACTATAAAGAACTAGACAAAAAGGATATTCTAAGCCTTATTAAGACTTAGATTTCTCCTAAGTAATTTGGAGTTTGGGTAGAGTATGGTTTAGGTTGTGCAGCTTGTTCTAGCTGTTTTATCCTGTTTTCTAACTCTTTGATTTTTTCCATAAGATAAGGGATGTTTTTTAACAAGTTTAAATCTTTGTCATCCATTTTGGTAAGTCCTTTTCTTGATTTGGTGCAAAAAAATTATAGCAAAGGACTTTTTAAAACGGATTAAGGAATGAAATGCTTGAAAGATTGATTGAGATTATAGGATTATTTATTTTTACTTTGATGATGTTGCATTTTAGACTGTTTCTAGTGGCTGGTATTTCGGCTGGGATTTTAATATCTTGCATTTATTATTATCTAAAACGCATTTTTTATCACGGTAGTGAGGACAAATAATGTATTTAAATTTATCTTTTTTAAAAACCATTTCAAAAGGAGTTTTTTTTGTAACTAATTTATATCCTAAGTTAGGATATAGTCTTTTTGTCAAATCGTTTTCTAGCTTCATATCTTTAATACAAACTCTTTTTAGTTTTTGTTTTTTAGTTAAATATAAAAACAAAGGACGGATACTTAAACCAAATAAAACACCTATTAAAAAATATAACAAATTTTCTAAAGTGGCGGTTTTTAGCATTTCGGATAAGAAAGAATTAAACATAAAAAGCCTTTTTAATTTAAATTATAACATAAAGGAGCGTTAGTGATACCAAGTTTTATAGCAAGTTTTGATGTAGCTTTGGGGCGTAAAAGCCTAAGAGAGAGAAAAGGCTATTTAAAATTATCAAACACTATAGCTTATGGTGGTCTTAGTGTTGATGCTTTAGCATTGTATATTCAATTAGCAAAGCTTAGTGAAAAAACGATTGTAAGTGAGATCTATCTAAGAGAGTTTATAAAAGTTAAAAATAATCAAAGAATTAGTTTAAATAGACTAAGAATTGCTAAAAAAGAATTAATTGAACTAAGACTTTTGGAAATTAAAAAGGTTAGAAATGGCTCTTTAAATTTTTATGAGTGGATTTTAAAAGATGAAAATTATCAAGTTAAAAAACATTTTAACAAATCTTTATCTTTGCTTAAAAGCAGTGATGAAAAGCTAAGCAAAACTCTTAAAAATAACACTTCATCAATCGACAGAAAATTAACTACTGAAAACGAAAAAAAAGAGAATTTGCATTATATAGAAACACGCACGCACGCGATAATAAATTTATAAATAATATAAATATTTAATAATAATAAATTTATAAAAAAAGAGAATTTAGAAAATTTAAAAAATAATCAAGAAAAGAAAGAACGCGTTTTTAATCAAAACGCCTCTTTTGTGACGAGCTTTATTGATTTTAGCAAAAAGGAGTTAGAGAAAATGGCAAAAAAAGAGTTTAAAGTCCCAAATGCAAATGAACTCATGAGACAAATAATAGCTTTTAATGAGAAAAATGGCACAAACTTTGGTGAAGAGTTGGCTAATGATTTTATAGGCTATTGGGATGCTAGGGAATGGAAAAGAAATGGAAAAAGAATGTCAAGTGTGGCAGGAAGTCTTTATACATGGCTTAAATACGCTAAAGAAAATGAAGCAAGAAAAAATCAGCGTTTTAACAGAAAAAAAGAAGCCAATCCTAGTGTGGTTGATAGCTTGATGGAGTATTACGGAATGAAAGATGAGAACAAAAACAAGCTCTTAGGATGCTTTTAAGGAGTAGAAAATGCAAGAAAAAATACAAATTTTAATGGACTTATTGGAAATTAATAAGGCTCAAGCAACTGATATAGTAGGTAGATATTTGCAAGATGCAAAAGATATTCATGCTTTCTTAGATTTTTATTTCGAAACTTTAGAAAGAGAGAATATCGTAGGGACAACCTATGAGAAATTAAGAAGAGTTTGCAAAAGAGCTGAAATCGAGTTTAAAAAGCGTTTTGAAGACAAAGAATTTTTTTAGAATGGTTAAAAAATAAATATAAAAATAGTCCATTTTTTAGATTGCTTGAAAGTGATTTTAAATACTCATATGTTTGTTATGATGGACAGGGCAACCTTTTTAAACGATTAGCAAAATCAATTAATATGTTGGTTTGTCTAAATAATTTTGGAGAATTAACCTACGAAGATGGAGAAATGCTAAAAAATAACGAATTTAAACACGCTTTAATAGATTTTATATTTAAAAATCAAGAGCGCATAGGAAAAGATATATATAAATACTTCTTATAAGATAAAAGGATATACATCTTTAAGCCATGAAGAAGAATATAATAACTTTAAGAAGGTGCAGAAAAAATTTTTTAAGGAGAATCAAGAAGAATTTCAAAAGAAAGTAAAAGTCAAAATGGCTTTTAAAAATATAAGCTAAATTTAAGAAAGTCTGAAATGGAAAAGTATATTTTAAAAATTGATTTAAAAAGCAATCCTGTACCTTATAAAAGAACCACGCAAAGATCTAAATTTGCATGTAAAGATTATCTTAAATATTTAGATTTTAAAAAACTCTTGCAAATGGAGTTTAGAAGACAAAATAATATTAGCTGTTTTCAAGCCTTTGATAAGCAAAAGAAATATGAGTTTTCTTTAAAAATAGGATTTAACAGCAAAAGGCATGGCGATGGGGACAATATCGTAAAATGCGTGTTAGATGCGTTATTTGAAAACGATAAGAATGTTTTAAAAGGCGATTATGAGATTATTAGTTTTAAAAAATCTTTTTTAAACTTAGAAATCAAAGAATTTAATTTTAAAGAAGGGGTGGCTTGATGGCTAGAATGATGACAAATGGCAAAAGTATGACAAAAGAAGAGCTTGTTTCAAAAATAGAGAGTTATTTTAATGAAAGAGTTGTCTTAAAAGAAACTAAGGAGAGTATTATTTTTGCACCTAAAACAAAAGTGGGATTAGCTGTGTATTTAGGAATTACAATGCAAACCTTAGGCGAGTGGGAGAAGGATAAGGATTTCGGAGAAATTGTATCTCAAGCTAAGCAAAAATGTGAAATGGATATTTTAAACCATTCCTTAATCGGCACTTATACTCCTAGCGTTAGTATGTTCTTGCTAAAAAATCAACATGGCTACGTGGATAAACAAGAAGTAGTTAGCGATAATGTTCAAAAAATAGAAATTATAAGAAGTGAAATCAAATGAAATTAAAGCTTGACTTTTCTTACACTCCTGCACAACTTAAAGTTTTTGATGATAAAAATCCACGCTTTATAACTGTAGCAAAGGGCAGAAGACTTGGTTTTACAAGGGGAAGTGCTAAGTTTGTTATCGAAAACTTGCTTTTAGGACAAAATGTTTTATGGGTGGATACCATACAAGCAAATTTACAAAATTATTACGAGTTATATTTTACACCTGAGTTAAAAAACTTACCAAAAGATTTTTACTCATGGAGTGTGCAAGACAAGAAACTAATTATTAATGGAGCAGTGCTTCATATGAGAAGTGCTGAAAGAAGTGAAAATATCGAAGGTTTTGGATATGACCTTGTTATCTTAAACGAAGCAGGAATTATTTTAAAAGGTAGTAAAGGAGAGTATCTTTGGTGCAACGCTATAAGACCTATGTTGCTTGATAACCCTAAATCAAGAGCAATTATCGGTGGAGTTCCTAAAGGAAAAAATCTATTTTACGAGCTATGTAGAAAAGAACTCAGCGATAAAAATTGGAAACATTTTCAATTCTCAAGCTATGATAATCCATTTTTAAAAGAAGAGCAAATTAAAGAATTAATTGAAGAAGTAGGCGGAGAAGGTAGTGAAGTTGTCAAGCAAGAAATTTATGGTGAGTTTATAGATAGCTCGAGTGCTGAATTATTTTCTCTAAGTGAAATTGAAAATGCGATGAGCAAGAACTCTTTTAGCATTGAAAAAATGCAAGGCGAGAATATTTGGGGGCTTGATGTAGCAAGATATGGAGATGATAAGAGTGTTCTTGCAAAAAGAAAAGGTTTTGTAATTGATGAGATTAAAAAATACTCACAACTTGGAACTATAGAATTAGCAAACAAAATACTAGCTGAATACAATCAAAGCGAAGATAAACCAAAAGGTATTTTTATAGATACTTGCGGTCTTGGCGTTGGCGTATACGATGTCTTGTTAAATTATGGTTTGCCTGTATTTGAGGCAAATTCTGCAAATTCTGCAACCAGTAATGAATACTTAAATAAAAGAGCACAAATGTATTTTACATTTGCTAAAAACTTAAAACACATGGAGCTTTTTAAAGATGAAGAATTAAAAAAAGATATGAGAATGATTGAGTATGAATATAGCGACAAGGGGCTTTTAAAGATAGTTTCAAAAGAGTATTTAAAAAAGAATTATGGCAAAAGTCCTGATGTTAGCGATGCGGTGGCATTAACTTTTTTTGAAAAACTATACAGCAGAAACAATACTAATGAAGATTGGAGTTATGATGGCTGGTGAGTTTTTAATGATCTATGATGCAATTGATGTAAACAAAATAAAAAAGCTTTCAAATTTAAGCGATGAGGCTATAAAGTCAAGTCTTGCAAATGAATTTTTAGAGCTTGTATCAGGGTTTAATAATATTTCTAAAAAGAAATTTAAAAGAGAATTTGCGGAGTTTTTATGTGAAAAAGGAGTGAATGAAAAAGATATTTTAAAAATAACAAATTTAAGCAAAACAACAATATGGAGAATTATGAATGAAAACAAAAAGAACTAATGATGAGAGAGTGTCGTTTTTAACACAACTCATTAGCGAAAGTAAAAGTGGATATGAAAATTACAAACCACACTTTAAAGAGTTGCAAGATGCTTATTTGCTTGAAAATAAGGTAATGCAAAAATTGAGAAAAAGAAATAAATCAAGTATTTACATACCAAAAATAAACGCTAAGGTAAAGTATTTAATCACTAGCTTAAATGATGTATATTTTAATAGTGAGAGAATGGCAGATATTGAAACTTACATTAATAGCGATGATACGATTATAGAGCTATGGCAGAATGCAATTGATTTTTATAGTGGTAAAATCAATATGTTTAAGATTTTTCAACCGCTTTTCTTAGATGTTTTACTTGTGGGAACAAGTATAGCCAAGGTTACTTGGCATAAAGGAATGCCACGCATTGAAAGAGTAGATATTGATAGTATATTCTTTGATCCAAATGCGTTAAATAGCGAGGATGTAGGATATATAGTCAATGAAATTTACCTAACCTATAATCAAATCCATGAAAGACAAAAGCTAGGTTTTTATAAAAAAAATGAAATTGAAAAGCTTTTTGATGAAGATGATGAGTATAAAAAAGTAAAGCTTTATGATATTTATGAAAGAAAAAACGATGATGAGTGGGTGGTTTCTACCTTATTTGAAAATAATTTACTTAGAAATGAAGTTACTTTGCAAGATGGACAGCCTTTTGTCTGGGGTTCAATGCTACCACAACTTAAAAAGATAGATAACGAAAACTATGTAAGTGCTTATGGCGAGCCTATAATGGCTTCTGCTATGCCTTTGCAAGATGAAATTAATATAACTAGAAATCTTTTAATAGATGCAGCAAGAACTCATATCATGCCTAAAATAATGATACCAAAATCAATGGGAGTAAGCAGAGAAGATATAGAAACCTTAGGAAAACCAATATATACAGACGATCCAAAAGGAGTGCAGATATTACCACCACCAAATGTAAATAGTGCGGGAATAAATTTACAACTTTTAGAAAGCGAACTCACAGAAGTTACAGGAGTTAGTCCACAAAACAATGGAGCTCAAACTGCACAAAATGAAACAGCAACAGAAATTAGCATAAAAGCACAAGAAGGTGGAAGAAGAAGTGCTGACTACATAAGACAGTATAACGAAACTTTTATAGAGCCTTTATTTGATAGATTTGCAATGCTTGTTTTTAAGTATGGAGAAGATAGTTTTTTTAATGGTTTTCAAAGAGAGGATATACCTAGTTTTAGATTTAAAATTCAAACCGGCACAGGTGCCATGAATAAAGAAATTAGACGTGCAGGAATTCAAGCTAGTATGCAAGTTTTTTCACAATTATATCAAATGTATATGAGCATAGGCGATGCAAATTCTGCTTATGGGATTATAAATGCTAGCAAAGAACTTACTAAAGAATTATTACCAATTTTAGGTGTAAAGAATGTAAATAGTTTATTTGCTTTTGAAAACAATGAAGATATTAATCCGCAAATGCAAGGAGAAGCTAATGCTGAGTATTGAAATTAAAAGCGATATATCTAAAACCAAAGGAGGAAAGAAATTAATAGATTTTATAAAAGCAAAATATAGCGAATGTTTTTATATAGCTAAAAATAATGACGAGAAAGAATTAAGGTTAAAAGCTTTAGATACTATGGCTTTTTTAGATGTAATAATTAACAAAATAAAGGATAAAGAAGATGGAAAATGATGCTTTAAAAGATTTAATTAATGTTATAACAGATGATGATAAAGGACAAGTTGCTAATAATGGCGATGAACCTACGCAAGTAGAAGATAATGAACCTATGCAGGTTGCTAATGAGAACGAGCCTGATTATAAGGCGATGTTTGAAGCTTATAAAAGTGAAAATGACAACAAATTAAATGCTTTAATGAGTGAGCTTGAAGCTTTAAAAAATCCAAAAAAAGAGCCAAGCGAACAAGAATTACAAAGAGAGCAGTATTTAAAAGAATTAGGACTTGATGGACTTGATGAGAAATTAAAAAGGCTTGAAGAGCTTGATAAAAAGTAAAAAGACAAAGAAGAGCAAGATGCGCTAATCGCTAAATACGCACAAGTAGAAAGCGAGTTAAGAAAAGCCTATCCTGATGCGGATTTAAAGGCTATGGCAGAACTTGCCACAAAATTAAATGGTTTAGGCGAAGGTAATATTGACAGCTGGAAAACCTTGCTTAATTTGGTCGGAAAATCAACTAATGCTAAAAAAGCTGAAGATTTATCAAGTGCAAATAATAATGTAAGAACTAGTGATTTTAACGATAAGTTAAAAAAAGGCGAAGTTAGCGAGATAGATCTAGGTAAAGAATTATTAAGTTTAGTATAAAGGAGAAATTATGGATTTTATAACAGCTTTAAAAGGTGGTACAGGATTAGGATCTAGCTTTGCAGATACTTTGATGAAAACAAGCAATTTCACTCCAAATTTAGCAAGTAGTAGTAGTGGTTTTTTAAATGGATTAAAAAATTCTTTTAGTAATTTTGAAGATTGGTTATTTAAAAGTTCTGATGCAAATAAAGTAACTAATTTTGATAGATTAGGAAATGTTTTAGGTGGTGCTGGTGCTTTATATGGTGCTTATAATCAGCAAAAGATGGCACAAAAGAATTATGAGCTACAAAAAGATGCTTATAACTTCAATAAGTATCTAGCTAATGAAGAATTAAATAGAAGAAAGAATATGGAAAATAAACTTCAAAACGTTTGGAGTAATTAAATAGATTTGGATTTAAGGAAGCCAAAGGGAAATTATAGCTCCCCTTTAAAAAGGGGAAATCAAGTATTAATAAACCTTGACTATAATTATACAAAGTAG